ATGCGGCTAGACAGTCACAACTACAACAGATTTATGAGCCTTTCCAAAGAATTGGATTTACAAGTGATATCTTTAAACCTAATATAGGTTCTGCGGCTACCACACTAGGAACAAACGTAGCACCATCACCTAGTCCGTTATCACAGGCTATTGGTGCAGGGACAGCGGTTCTTGGTGGTATAAAAGCTTTTGGTAATCCGTTTGAATCTATATTTAAACCGAGCGCAGAATAATGAGAAAACCCGTACGATCAGCAGTAGCAAATAGAAAATACTTTCAAGGTGGTGGACTAGCTCCGATGAAACCTGCCGCACCTGAAGAAGCCGTTGGTATTATGGCATCTTCACAACCACTGGTAGATATGGTGGCACAAAGTGCAGGTAACCCACAAGGTGGTATGTCTCCTTTGAACTTTAATCAAGGTGGTTCAGTTTTTTTACGACAAGCAAATCAAGTTCCAACTGAGTCTTCTATACTTAACTTTAATCAAAGAGATTTAAAAAAAAGATTGGTTCCTACTTTAGATATACCTAAAAGAAAACCTGGTTTTTCTATAGATGTTCCTGAAACAGGTAGCAGGTTGGAAAAAATATTAAAAACAAAAATTAATTTACCCTCTTTATTGCCCGGAGCTCTTTCTGGTGTTCCTAGTCAAATACTTGGAACTAAAGTTAATCTTCCTTTACGATCTCCTTTTAAAGGGATTGCTCAATATTTTGGTTCTGATCCAGCAGATGAGGGCGGAATTGCTAGTAGATTTCCTACAGCCTCGTCTAGTCAATTAGCAACATTAGATGCTCTTGCTCAAATGAATCCTAACAATAAAGACGAGATATATTCTTTAGGTGAAAAAATTATTACGGATGATAAATCAGAAGCCACTGGAGAAGATTTAGCTAACTTAATGAAATCTGAAAAATTAATGTTAGATAAAAAAGCTGATGATGAACTTGATAGAATACAAAAAGAGGCTAATGAACAAGCTAGAAAAGAAGCAGAAGGTAAAGCTCCTGAAATAGATCCTATCACAGATAAACAAAAGAAAGATAGCGAAGAGTTAATAGAAAAAGAAAAATCTAAAACAAGTGTAGTTAAAAAATCAGAGGATGATGAAACTATTGATAATGTTGAAAATATTACAGGTAGTGAGGAAAAAAAAGACCTTACTCAAGACCCTGTCAAACAAGGCGAAGACCCTAAAACTGCTATGGATGAAACAATTCAAAACATAAACAAGAACGCAGAAGAAGGTAATCAAGAAGCAACAACAAAAAGTATTGAAGATTATGCAGAGGAATTTAAGAAAGCTATGCCTAAATTTGAGGGAATGACTGAAGAAGAAAAAGGCTTTGCTTTTATGGAGGCAGGACTCGCTATTATGGGTGGTCAAAGTCCTAGAGCCTTAGAAAATATATCTAACGGATTAAGTAATTTAGTGAAAAAATTTACTAAAAACAAAGAACAAGAAAGAACTTTTAATCAACAAATAAATATAGCTGCAGCTAAGTATGGAATAGAAAGAACCAATTCTATGTTAGAAAGAGAAATGGATTTTGAAATGAAGGAAAGAAATTTAATTCAAATATATAATCCAAAAACAGATGAAACAAGAAGCATTACTCAAGCTGCTGTAAGAGCAGGAAAAGTACCAGATGGATTTTTTATAACAGCAGATCCTTTAAAAAGCAAAATTGATAGTATTAATGCCACCGCTAATTTATTAGCCAAAGAAGCTAAATTAGCTAAAGAAACAGCTGATTTAGTAAAAGAACGAAAAGAAGCTACTGAAGCAGGTGAGTTTGACGTTTACAAGGGTCAAAAAATTAATGTTGCTTACAGAGAACAAGCTTATCAACTTTTAAATGCTCAAGAATCAAAACAATTATTAGGTCCTGTTTTAGAAAATATTTTAAGTGATGAAGGTAAAAAAATGGTTGGTCTAGAGGGAGCCTTTGCAACAGGTTTAGATCAAGTTTTAAATGCAGTTGGTTTGCAAAAAGGTGATGAAACGTTAGCTAGAAGAAAAGGTATAAGAGGAAGAGCTGAAAATATAGCTGAGTATAGAACAAGAGTAGGAATAGTTTTAAATAGAAAAATTAGCTCTCTTTTAGGAGAAGGAGGAAAAACAGTTTCCGATAATGATAGAAGATTAGCAAAAGAAATTGGAGGTTTATGGGCAACTTATTTATCTGATTCTGTTTTTGGACAAGGAGCAAATATATCTTCTTTAAGAACAAAAGTAACAGAGCTATATAAAACAATTCAAAATGATGAAAGAAGAGCAATTGCCGCAATGAAGCAAATAGAAAGTGATGTAGGAAGATTAAGAGTGCCAGGAACAGATACAACAAAAGCAGAACAGTTTGCAGATGTTAGATCAAATATTTTTGCTACTACAAGTGGTATTACTGGAAACGTTATTAACATGGATGATGTTTACGATTATGAAAAAAATGATTTTAAAGAACAGGTTAAAATTTAGTGACTAAAATACGAACCCCATCAGGAACTATACTCGATTTTGGAGATAAAGATAGAGAAACAATAAAAAATGCAATTAATTCTTTAAGAGAAAAAAGACCTCAATTATTTGAACAGGCAGAATTTGATTATAAGTCGGCAACTTTAGAAGATATTCAAGAAAGAGCTAAGCAGAGAAATGTTTTTGCAGGCACTGAAACTGCAACAAGCGACAGTAAAGAAAAAGATTTAGTCACTAATGATGGTGAGATACAAAGTCATGCTTTTCAATACTTTTATGGTAAAGCAGACAATGACAAAGGTAGAGAAATGCGATTAACTCAAGAATTTGGTGATGGCACTTTTCAAAAATTAGGTACTAACGATTATATGCTATTATTAGATAACATATCTACAGAGAAAAAAAGACAATATAATTTACCAGAGGAAGGCACAATACGTGTAAATAAAAAAGGTTTTTCCAGATACGATTTAAGTAGATTTGGTGGTGAATATCGTGGTCCGTTAATTGCTACTACTGCAGCAAGTTTAGCATTTACAGGTTTTGGAATATTGCCATCAATGGCGATTATGGGTGTAGCAGGTGCTACAGGCAAAGCATATGATGAATTAGTTTCTGAAGAGTATTTTGAAGATTTACAAGATCAACCTACAAATGAAATATATGGAGATATTGCTAAAGAGGGTATATTTATGGCTTTAGGTGAAGGTTTTTTTAGAGGTTTATTTGCAGGAGCAAGAAGACTTATTAAAGGACCGGGGCCGAAACCTAATGAAGCAAGAGTTGATGAGTTAATTGATTTAGGATCTAGTCCAAGGGAAGCAAGAAAAATTGCTACAGAAGAAGCACGCTTTGATATGAGAACAGCTATAAAAGAAGGTGCAAGACCAAATATAAACGAAGCTAGTGGAAAAGCATTTTTAGGAAGAATGCAAGCTATTTACGAAGCTATTATTCCTAATAGAGGAGCTGCAGTTGCTAATCGTAATTATGTAAAAAAAGTTTTTGATGAATTTAACGCAGGTAATTTATCAGAAACAGAACTAAAACAAACATTAAAAGCACAAGCAGATGATGTAAGTTCTATTATAGCAAATGATATGAAAGATCCTAATAAAGCCTTTAAACAAGCTCAAGGTAGATTAAATGATGTTATTAAAAAAGAATTAGATGAGTTGGATAATATTGTTACTAAAGGTGTGCCAAACGAAACACAAGCATCTTTTTTTGAAACATTATATGAAGGTGCTTCTAAACTATGGAAAACAGATTCTGATGCTTTGTTTAGAAACGCAGAAAGTTTAATTGGCACAGGTAAAAGAGGTAAAATAGATGCTTTGCCCGGACTAGTTAAATTAATTGAAGATTTACAGAAAGATGTTTTTAAAAGAGCAGACAAATCTGCAAATCTTTTTGACTCTCCAATAATGGTAGAATTAAGAAAAAAAATTGGTTTTGTAAAAGACCCAAAAAAAGCAGGAGTTTTTGTTCACGATCCATCAAAACAAAAAGCATTTACCATCAAAGAAATTAATTCTTTAAGACAAGCTTTAAGGTCTTTATCTAAAGACCCATCTGTTGCTCCAGGAATATTAGATAATGATATTGGTAGAGTTATAGAACAAATTAATAAATCAATAGAAGCAAAACAAGTACAATTAGGTTTAGATTTAGCAGAAGCAACTGCTAAAAAAGATATTATTGGTATTGAAAAAGTACAAAGAGGATTTGATGCCTTACGTCAAGCAAATGAGTATTATGCCGAAGGAGCAAAAACTTTTCTTAATAGTAATGTAAAAACTTTTCTTAGAAAAGTAAAAGAAAAAGAAGTAGTAGATCTTAATTTTGCTATGGATACGTTTAAAAGACAACCAGGGCAGTTAGACAATTTTTTACAAACTATTACACCAGATCAAACTGAGGTTCTTTCTTTGTCTAAAATTCCATCTTCTGTTTTTAATGAATTAGCTAGTTATTCTAAACGTGGAGATTTTATTAATTTTAACAAATTAGTAAAAGAAAAAAAGTTAGCTAAATTTATACCTATGTTTGATGAAAGATTAGATCAACTACCTAAAGATTTAGATTATGTAAAATATTTAGGTAAACAAGTTGGAGATCAAATGGATACTTATGCGACTCTTTCTACGAGAAAAGCAGATCCTTCTGCTTTTATTAATGGTGTAAAAGAAAAAATAGCAAACAATGAAATGAAAAACTTGTTAACCGCAGGTATTGGAAGACAAAAAGATACTTTTGATTTTAGTTCTTTTAGTGGTGAGTTTAAAAAAAATAGAGAGTTTTATAAAAAAGTATTTGATAAAGATACTTTTAATTCTTTAGAAAACATAATGAATGATTCATTTGTTGTTGGTCAAGCAACATTAAAAGATTTAAGTCCGTTAGGTAATTTAACACTAAAAAGCACACGCTCTATGGTTGAAGATATACAAAACAATTTAAATAGTATTATAGCAGACAGTTCTGATGATTTATTTAAAGCACTATCTAGTGGTAAGGTTGATAATTTAGAAACAATTACAACTGGTTTATTAAAAAATCCAGAGTCTTATCAAAAGTTAATCAATAAGTTAAGACAAACAGGAGACCAAGGTAAAAGAGCTGCAGATGCTATGGAGGGTTTCGTAAGTCCAGAGGGTGTTTATCAACCAGGAATAAAAGATTATGTAATGCAAAAAGTTTTATCAGCAGGTTTTCCTGATGGCATAAGTGCAGATTTAGTGCAATCAGGTAAATTTGCAGACCCTATACTTAAAAATATTGATACAATGAATCAAGCAGGTGCCTTAGACACTATCATAGGCAAAGAACAAATTAGGTTATTGAGAGAAGCTTTAAAAAATACTGTTAAAATGTCTGATCAATCTTTTAAAGGTCAAGCGGGATTAGCTCCTGCTGCATTTATTGCAGGCGCAGGTCTAAGAGCCATTACTGCTCCTATATCATTTTTAGGAGAGGTAAGTGCTATTTTATTTTTAGGCAAAGCTTTACGAACAGAAACAGTTTTAAAATCTTTAACCCAAACTAGATTGTCATCTAGAGAATTAAAAAGAGCAAGAGAATTAGGTGCAGGTTTAGATGATTTAAGTATAAGAAATATGCAGATAAAAGAGTTTATAAACCAAAACGCAAGAAAATATTCAACATTAAGTTTAACTGATACAGGAGGATCTGGAGCAGAAGCAATAGGCAGAGAACTTGTAACACCTGCAACAGAAGCTATACAAAGTGAATTAGAAGAAAGTGATATACAAATACCAACCAAAAACCAAATCGTTAATCAAGCAAGTAACGCACTTAAACAAGTAGAACAAGACAAATTACTAGGAATAAACTAATGCAAATAGATCCAATGTTAATGTGGAACGTTATCATAACCGTGGTTCTTGGGCCATTTGCATGGGCATTTAGTAAAATGTTTAATGAAGTAAAACGTTTACAGATCTTGTTAAATAGAACAAGAGAAGATTACGCAACAAAATCAGAACTTCACAATGAAACGAAAGAGATAAAGGAATTAGTGATTCGCATAGAGCAAAAGCTAGATCGTTTTATTGAGAAGCAAAATGGTTGAACCAATATCCACAGCGCTCGCTGGTATAGCATTAGTTAAAAAAAGTGTAGATTTTGTTAAACAACAAATACAAACTTGCAATGACATAGGCGATATTATTGGTCATATCGATAAAGCTATGACTGGTGAACAACAAGTTATTAAAGCTAGAGACAGTAAAAAAGTTGACCATTTTGCTGTAGAAAATGTGGCCCAAGAAGTGATAGATGCTAAATTAGCTCGTGAACAAATGAACGAACTACGTAACTTGGTTAATCTTCGTTTTGGTCCTGGCACTTGGGAGTTTATCTTACAAGAGCGTAAGAAACGTATTGATGCAAAAAAACAAGCAATTAGAGAAGCAAAAGCAAAAAAGTTAAAACAACAAAAAGAAATGTACGAAATGATACGAATGGGTTTTATAGTATTAGCAGTGATAAGTTTTATAGCAGTGGCTATAGGTATTACAGTAAAAATTGTTTTAGCTCACTCGCTTTTAGAGGGAGATGAAAAATCGTGTATGTTGTATGAGCCTAAATATTTTATGATATGTATGAATGAAGGCAGAGGTTATGCAGACACAGAATTATACTTAGATTATAAAAGAGAAAAAGAAAATTGGATAATAATAGAAGGAGACTGATATGAAACCAGAAAACTTAGATAAGTGGCGTATATGGCCAAGACTGCTAATAAGCTTATATGGTCTAGCTTTCTTTAGAGTTACAGAATGGTTTATGCAACTTGAAGACCCAACCAATGCACAATCTGCTTTTGTAAGTGTTTTAGTAGGAGCAGGTGCCGCTTGGTTTGGTTTGTATTGTGGGTCTGGTAAAAAAGAATAAAGTGTGTTATCTTATGGGATGTCATATTTGATGTCCAACATCCCACACTTCAAAGCGTGGGTTAGAAAAGAGTTTACACACAATCACATAAAATATCACGGTGAGTATTTGCACGCTTTGGTTATAGCGGTAACTACTATCCCTGATCGATGTTTATCTTTTCAAGTAGTATTTACAGGTATTGATGAAGAAGAAAATGTTCACGGTGGAGCAATGTGGGCACGTATGCCGATTACTAGTTTGATTGCCGATGAAGTGTTAGATGAGATGCCAGAGCGTATGGATACACACTTAGCACAACCTTGGGACTGCTCATCAAGAGGTCATTCTATTATTGTTATGGATAGAATAAGCTCTAGTCCTTGGTTTTGTAAAATAGGTGGTGAGTTTTATAAAGGCAGATATATGTTTACAGTAGACTATACAGATAGCTATATCTCAGATGATCCTGCACAACATAAGCAGAGTCACGTACTACAACTTATTGACTCAGGTAAATGGACTGGTAATATAGTAGCATTACCTAATAACAGAGTTAGGGTAACAAATCCTGCTTTGTGGACAACAGGCGAAGGGGCACCAGATTTTAGACCTAGCCAATATATTCACACCGCAGAAATACACGATAGTTACACTGATTCTGAGGTGACGTTTAATAACCTATATAATAAGGAGAAGTGAATGCCCGGAAGAAAAATGAGTAAGTATATGGCCAAAGGAGGCAAGTATATGTCTAAAATGGCTAAAGGTGGTAAGTATATGTCCAAGATGGCTAAAGGCGGTAAATATATGTCTAAGATGGCTAAGGGCGGTGTAAAGAAAACAGGTAAAACTATGACCGTTGCACAGATCAGAGCTGCTGCAAATAAAAAAGGTTATAAACTAGTGAAGAAGTCATAATGCCTCCTAAAAGAAAAACCACTACACGAAAGAAAAAAACTACCAAGAAAAAAGGAGCAAAGCCAACTAATCCTGCGTTATATGCAAGGGTTAAGGCAGAGGCAAAAAGAAAGTTTGCAGTTTATCCCTCCGCTTATGCAAATGCTTGGTTAGTTCGTACGTACAAAAAACGTGGTGGTGGATACAGGACTGCATAATGGCTAAACCTACAGGTGGTCTTACAGCGTGGTTTGGGAAAGGTCCCAAAGGCGACTGGGTAGATATAGGAGCACCTAAGAAAAAAGGCAAGTTTCAGGCTTGTGGTAGAAAGTCAGCTAAAAAAAGTAAACGCAAATATCCTAAATGCGTTCCAAGAGCTACTGCTCAACGTATGACCAAATCTCAAATAACAAGTGCTGTAAAACGAAAAAGAGCCGCAGGCAATCCTGGTAAGAAACCGACAAATGTAAAAACATTTGCGAAGAGAAAGGTAAGGAGAAGAAAAAATGGCAGAAAAACTGGATAATGTTACAGATTTAATATCCTTACACGAGGGTGTAAAATATCGTGTATATGATGATGCAAATGGTAAAGAAGTAAAAGCAGGCGATACTTTAGTAGGTCACCCTACCATTGGTGTTGGCAGAAACATAGCGGCAGATGGACCAGGGATCACTAGAGAAGAGGTAAATTTTTTGCTTGTTAATGATATACAAAGAGTTCGAGGAGAAGCAAAAGATTGGATATTCTTTAATGGTCTTAGTAAAGTTAGACAAGCAGTAATTATAGATATGTTGTTTAATATGGGTAGGACTAGATTTAACCCTAACAAATGGCCAAAGTTCTTTGAGGCTATACGTAACCACGACTGGGAGGGCGCTTCAACAGAAATGCTAGACAGCTCCTGGAGCCGTCAAGTTAAGTCAAGAGCAGAAAGATTAAGTGCTATGATGAAGACGGATAAATGGCCAAAAAGTTAGATCCTAAAAAAGGCACAGGTAAAAAACCTAAGGGTTCAGGTAGGAGGTTATATACAGATGAAAATCCAAAAGATACTGTACGAATTAAGTTTGCGACTCCAGAGGATGCAAGAAAGACTGTTGCGAAGGTCAAAAGAATATCTAAACCATATGCTAGAAAGATTCAAATCTTAACGGTAATGGAGCAACGTGCAAAGGTTATGGGTAAAACACAAGTAGTGGCCATAGCTAAAAGGGGTAAAGAAGCATTAAAAAGAGCTAGAAAGAAAAAGTAATTATTCGCCCCAACTGTCACCCACTTCCACGTCTATTTTCGAGGGTATCTTCATCTCAGGAAAACAGTTTTCCATAAAAGTTTTTATTTTATCTACCTTACTAGATTCGCTTACAGAAAAACACAACTCATCGTGCACGGTCAACATAGGCATAAAACCTTCATTGTGACAGACAATCATAGCTCTTTTTGTCTGGTCTGCACTAGATGATTGTATTAATCTATTTAACGCTTTATATGTAAATGCAACCTGATAGTTTGCAGGGTTTTTCTTTCTCCAATCTTTTTCTCTCTCTTCTAGTGGTGTATCTAGTATGTTTTGCCACTCTTCTTCTAACTTATCCATATGTATAACTTTTTTGTACCCACCAAAACCCTTTGGCTCTCTCATAGGAAATCTACACTTTCTACCTAGTAGTGTTCGTATCTCACCTTTTTCTGTAGCTACTCGCATAACGGCAGAAGCCATCTCTTTTATAAAAGGTACCTTCTCATCATATTCTGCCCGGAGAGACTTAGCCTCATCAAAAGATATGTCACCAAGGATATGTGCCAACTTACCAATTCCCATACCATACATAATCCCAAGGTTGATGGTTTTTGCTAAGTTTCTATCTATGTCTGCCATATCAGCTACCATCTGATGAAAGTCTATATCATCTTTTTTATAACTAGCTACAATCTCTTGTACTTTTATATTATCTTTTGTAGCAGGTGTTAAAGAAGCATAGTGCATCAACCATCTTGGCTCCTGCGCACTGTAGTCTAAACTTGCCCACTTATCACCCTCTTCTGGTAAAAACAAGCCACGTATCATTTTTTTAATCTCAGGATGTCTAGCAGGCACTTGTTGTAGGTTAGGATGACTAGATGAAAATCTACCTGTTACTGTACCCCCATCATCTGATCGCAACTGGTTAAACTCACAATGTATTCTACCCTTGTACTGATGATTAAGTATGGTTTCTATAAACGTGGTATTTGCTTTATTGTATTCTCGTATCTCTAATATTTTTTTAGCTATAGGATGTTTATGTGTTTTTAAAAAGTGTTTTGTAAAACTAGGTGCGTTAGACTTCTCTGTTCTTTCATAGGTTAAGTTTAGTGCATCAAATGCCTTTGCTAAACTAGTCGCTGTCCACGGTTCAATGTCCACACCTGTTTCATCTTTTACTTGCTTTAACAGTTTATCTTCTTTTTGTTGTAGCATCTTTTTTGTTTTCTCTGCTTTGTCTAAATCAACTCGTATACCTTTTTGTCTCATATTAAATATAATTGGTAACAAAGATAACTCTAAGTCTAATATCTTATCGCAGTTTTCAAACGATAGTTTTCTGCGTAACACGTTCCATAAATCAAGTGTGAGCTTGGCATCTGTTTCAGCGTAACTTGCTACCCTTGATGCAGGCAATTTCCACATTTCTTTTTTAGCATCAACACCGTGTTGATGTGCCGCTATTTTTAAATCATCTTCTTTTTTTCTCTCACCTAAGTATGTATAGCCTAAAGCATTTAAACTGTAAGAGAACCTGTTCTCATCTAACAAAGGTGCTGCTATCATTGTATCTAACACTTTGCCCGGAACGGTTATACCCTCTGTTGATAACCACCCTAAGTCATACTGTGCGTTATGAAAAACAACAGACATACCGTGTTTTAACTGATCTTTCAACCAACGTAGTACTATGTTCTTTGACAAGTTACCACCACCCTCGTGTGCTATGGGCAAGTATGATCTCCAGTTAGAAGTAGCAATTGCTATACCTGTTAAGTATCCATCTTTGCGTGACCAACCTGGCCCTAGTGTTTGTATGTTAGGGTCGCAAGTTTCTGTATCAATCGCTATAATTTTTTCTTGTGATAAGTCTGGTAGATTGCTTGGTGGTGTCCAAGTCTTCTCGTCAAATAAATCTCTTTCGTACATTATACCTCATTTCCCCAAGTCACCCACCCTGGGGTCTTTTGTCTTGCGAATAACTCTATTCTAGGCAAATTCCCGCATAACTCAACTATTTTATCTCTTACGCAGTCTGGCTTCTTTGAGTGTCTTTCTATTGGCTCATAGATAACTTGATGCACAGACTTTGATACACGCTTAGGTTTACCGACTGTACCTAATAAACAAAGTTCTGCATTAGCTCTTGTCCAATACCCCATACCCCAAAAAGATGAAAAGTTATCTTCTGGTAAAAACGTAAACTGTTTGGTGTTAAATTTTTTATTTGTCTTTATCCAAGCAAAGGCGCACGTCTTATATGTAAAACCCCAACGCTTTATTGTCTCAATGCCTTCTATTAATTTAGGAAACGTAACCCACATTAATAAAATACAATTATCATTTGCTATCTCTTGTACTGGCATACTATAAATGTCTTCATCTTTCATAATCGGATACGGTGTAACCAGATCTCCAGAGTATGTTTTGTATTGCCAAGGTGGATCTGCGTAAATAATATCATATTTACCTCTGGGCAAACTAATCTTATCCACGAAAACCCCTGTGAGCCTGTGTTTGAGATAAAAACCCGTTTAAATCGTCACTGAGTGCTTGTAAACAAGTCTTGCTTATGATTGTACCTTGGAAATCATTCATAATCACGCTCTATTATCATTTCACAATAATGTATGGCTTTTAGTATGTCTTCCTTCTTACCTTTCTTAGCGTGACGGCAAATGTATTTAATAACATTGCCTTCTGCAAATGGTAACTCGTTTTTGTTTATAAACTGAGACGGTTGTATTTTTAAATCTTTATAGTGTTCACTGCCCTTGTCCCACAAGTTATCATCAGAGGCATAATTATAAACTTTGTTTAAAACAGTTTGAAATTCTTTTACTGTTTCTTTTGGTATATCTTTATTTTCTTCAAAAAATTTTACTAACATTTCACTAAGTTTTTCTTTCATAGTTGATAGTACCTTTCTGTTTGTGGTTGCATAATATGTAAATTCTTTTTTGCTCTTGTTACACCAACATAGAACACTCTGTGCTCTGTTGATGGATCTCTTTCATATTCTTTGTTAGCGGCATAGGATATATCTGGCACTAGTAAAACGTTTTCACACTCACCACCTTTCATAGAATGTATCGTGCTTAATTTTATTCTAGGCTTTTTTACATTGTCTCCTCTCTTCAATGCATTT